ACGTTCAAAGTAAAACTGGAAAAGACCGTGACATGCACCGTTGGGCGATATGTTACGCCCCGTGAGACGGATTTCCCGTATGTGGACTTGACGCTTTCGGATATTTCCGGAAAGGCATATGACCTTGAGGGCGGCGAAGGAGCTGTAAATCCCATGTTGACTGTATCGGTCTACTGTAATGGTGCATCCGGTGATAGTACATGCTATACCATAAGCGAGACGGCTAAGGCGATAATGTTGTCCTATGGCTTTCAATGCCGCGGCGGACCTATGAAGGTTGATAATGCCGATCCGAATGTCTCTCGGTGGGTAAGCCGATACCAGCGAGTATTTGCAGACGGTGACGAGCTGAAACAAATTAACTGAATGTAACCGGGATTCCGGTACAGATAGAAACTTGAAACCAAGAGCCAAGCGGCTCTTATTTTTATGCACCGAATTTCTGATAAGAAAGAAGGTCGCTGACCCCTCATAGCTATGGGGTAGAAAGGAAAAAATCATGGCAGAAGCAGTAAAAAAAGCAGTAAGTACGATTGGCACGATTTTGGAAGTGAGTTCAGACGGAGAAACCTGGGAAAAGCTGTGTAAGATCAAATCCTATCCGGCTCTGGGCGGTGCGCCGGAGCAGATCGAGACAACTGACCTGGAGGACGAGACACAGACCTTTGTTCTCGGTGTTCAGTCCGTGGATTCTATGGACTTCACAGCGAACTATACGCTTGAGGCATATACTGCAGTCAACGCAAAAGCAAAAACAGCGCTGAAATATCGTCTGAAGATGGGCGAGAATGGCGTGGATGGCGTAGCAAGCTGGGATGGTGAACATTCGGTGTATGTCAACGAAGGTGAGGTAAACGGCGTTCGGGAAATGACCATTTCCGTATCTCCATCCACCAAAATCACGATCGCTGCAGCGTAAAAATGACAGGAGGATCATGAGATGAGTACAGTCAAAATCAATGGAAAAGCATACACGGTTCCGGAACTTAATTTCCGGCACTCAAAACTGATGGAGCAGATGGGGCTTCCGGTTGAGGGCATGGTGAGCAGAAAGTATCTGTTTACGGCAGTTTCAGCGTTCACCGCGATTACGGTAGGTTGTGAGACGGAGCAGGCGGATCATCTGGTTGAGCAGCACATTCTGGGCGGCGGCGATCTGGAGGGCATTTATAAAGCGTACCTCATCGCACTGAATGACAGTGCTTTTTTCAAAAAGCTCCTGCAGGGCAACGAGCAGGAGAAGAAGGCGAAATCCAACGTGAAAGCGGTGGAGGATCAGCCTGTGAGCGAAGAGTAAGCTTTTCCAGCCTGATTGATGAGATTTGGCTTCCAGCAGCTTTGCGCATGGGGATCCCTTTGGAGGAGTTCTGGCAGCTGAATCCAAAGTACATGTATATGTATCAGGATAATTTCATCAAGGAAAAGGAAGAGGAAATTAAGTTGCTGGATGTCTCAGCTTATTACAATGGAATGTATGTGCAGCGGGCGATTGCTTCTTGCTTTAACAAGAAAGTGAAATATCCCCCAAAGCCGTATTCCCTTGTTGAAAAAGCAAAACCGTTAAGCGGCGAAGAACAGTTTAAACTTTGGGTTGAGCAGTTTAATAAGAACCATCCGGAACTTGAATAGAGTAACAGGGCGCTTTCCATTATAGCGAGCGCTTTTTTGATGTATTAACCGGCTATCGTATAAGTCGATGGCCGCTGACCTGAAAAGCTATGGGAAGTTGGTGAGATCGTGTCTGATATTGATAGATTGGAAGTGCAAGTAGAGGCGCAAGCCACAAAGGCGAATAATGCTCTCGATGCCCTTGTGGGTAGGTTGGACAAGATATCCAGCAGTTTGACAAGAATTGATGCTGATGGACTCTCTAATCTTGCAAATGGGGTTAACCGGCTCACACAAGCTTCTCAGGGCTTGAAGGCTGTTAAACTGACGGATTTCACCAGACTGTCAAAGAGCTTGAATGCACTTACCGGCGTAGATGTGCAGGGTGTCAGCGATACTTCCAGAGCAATCAGCACCCTCACCGCGAATCTGGCACAGATAGATTCTGTTACTGTAGATAGCCAAGGATTCGCTAATCTGGCAAATGCCGTGGGCAGCCTCGGACGTAAGACTGTTACACAGGTGGTGTCTAATATTCCGCAGTTGACAAAGGGGATTCAAGGTCTTGTTTCCGGATTGAATGGAATCGGAACCATTAACTTTGACATGACCGGAATGGCAAATTTGGTTTCTTCCATTACTAAGCTGGGTGGAAAAGCTGCCACGAATGCAATTCCCAACATTCAGCAACTTGGTACTGTACTGAAAGCGCTCATGGCAACACTTTCGACCGCACCAACCGTAAGCCAGAATTTAATCGACATGACTAATGCGATGGCGAATCTGGCATCAAACGGAAGTCGTGTATCATCGGTATCAACAAGCCTTTCCAGAAGCTTTAATACCATGTCCTCGTCTGCGAAGACGGCAAAAACGCATTCTCTTGGGCTGGCATCTGCTATTGGTAAGTTATATGCAACGTATTGGATTTTTTTTAGAGCCTTTGGAAAGCTGAAAGATGCCATTGATATTTCCTCTGATTTAACCGAAGTGCAGAACGTGGTCGATGTCACTTTCGGGAAGATGAAACAGAAGGTTGAGGATTTGGCTTCCGTATCTATCACGGAATTTGGTATGTCAGAATTGACCGCAAAGCAGATTGCCAGCCGGTTTCAAGCAATGGGTACGGCAATGGGCTTTACGCAGGAAAAAATGTCTGATATGTCCATTGGGTTGACCAAATTGGCGGCGGATATGGCGTCTTTCTACAATGTGGAGCAGGAAGCTGTCGCAAAAAGCCTGCAATCCGTATTTGCCGGCGAAACAGAGCCGCTGCGGAAGTATGGTATTGACCTTACGAACGCCACTTTGCAGGAATGGGCGATGAAGCGCGGCATTGACGCTAAGGTTGCATCTATGACACAGGCGGAAAAGACGCTGTTGCGTTATCAGTATGTTATGGAAAGCTCAAGCGCGGCGCAAGGAGATTTCGCCAGAACGAGTGGAAACTGGGCGAACCAGTTAAGGGTTCTTGCACAGTCATTCCAAGCATTAGGCGCAATCGTAGGCGAGGTTCTTATCAACGTCTTAAAACCGTTTGTCCAGGCTTTGAACAATGTTATGCAGAAGGTTATTCAGTTTGCCAGAACGGTTGCAAATGCTCTCGGCAAGATTTTTGGATGGAAATTCGAAATCAGCAACGCGGGTATTACGAATGATATTGACGGTATTGTTGCAGGAACAGAGGAAACAGAAGACAATCTGGGCGGCGCTGCCGATAATGCTAAGAAATTAAGAGATTATGTTCTTGGTATCGATGAACTGAATATCATAAGTCCAGATGACGCAAGCGGTGCCGCAGATGATATGAGCAGCGCGCTGGATGACTTGTCCGACATGGACGGTGCAGGAGATATCAATCTGGTTAAGACAGAGTCGCTTTTTGATAAATTTAAAAGCGATATTGATACTCTTTTTGAACTGGGAAGATATATCAGTGATGCTCTTGCAGATATGCTGGAAAGCATCGACTGGGATTCCATATATCAGAAAGCGGAGAACTTTGGAAAAGGTTTAGCGCAATTCCTTAATGGGCTCATAACTCCGCGATTGTTCTATGACTTTGGCATGACGATTGCCAATGCGCTGAATACGGTACTTCATTTTCTGGATGCGTTCGGCGAAGAGTTTAACTGGATCAATTTTGGAAAGAGCATCGCGGCGGGTATCAACGGTTTCTTCGAGAATTTTGATTTTGCATTGCTGGCAAAAACCATAAACGTTTGGGCGAAAGGGCTTCTTGATGCCATCATCACAGCTATTGATGAGACTGACTGGGGAATGATCGGAACCCAGATAGGTACTTTTCTTGTTGGAATTGATTTCCTTGAAATAGGTTTGAAAATAGGAAAGGCTATTTGGAAAGCGATCAATGCCGGATTTGAGTTGTTCGAGGGGATGTTTGAGAAAGCGCCGCTGGAAACTGCATTGCTCTCTCTGGTGGCAATTACGAAGCTGCTCAAGTCCAACAAGGTTAAGGCTTTTGCAAGTGCAATAAAAACGGCGGTCACAAATGTGACTTTGTTCGGAAAGGCATTGACAGGAGGGGAAGCTGAATTGGCAGCCTTGACGGCTGCAATGCCCAAAACAGCCAAAGTGATTGATGTTTTAAAGGGCTCTTTTTTGGCATTAAAAACAGGCATGGCGGATGGCGGCATATACGCGGGAGTACAAGCGGCATTTGAAAAGATCAGCGGTAGTATGACTGGTTTGCAGAAGGGTGTTATTGGTGTCGTAACTGCATTTGCAGAGTTTGCCATTATAAAAGATAGCGCAAAGGATATTGTGCAATGGCTGGTTGATGGTACGGGAAATCTGGGGGTAAATATCGCTGAACTGGCTGGTGCATTTGCCATCGCGGGAGTGGCGTTCAGTACGGTGTTTGGCTTTCCGGCAGGCGTGATTGCGGCTGGTATCACGGCTCTTATTGCGGGGATCGCGGGCGTGGTCAGCGCCATGAATGAAATGGCTGAAAATAATGCCATGGAAACTGTAGCCAATGCAATGCAAAATCCCGGTGGCGTACCAATCTCCGAATTGAGCAATGGATATGTCGCCTTGGCGGACGAGATAAAGGCTCAGTTTGATGGCATAAACCAGAAATCGCAGGAATTGGAAACCACCCGCGCGAATATAGCTGAAACCACGGCATCACTTGATCCATACGTCTTTGCGATTCAGAATGGCGCGGCAGTAACAGACGAATCCATTGCTGAAATGACAGCAGCTTTTCAGCGGTTGTTAACTGATTCCAGTTCCTTGCTTGAGCAGGAATCCCTCATTATCTACGAAGCATTAGCGGGCTCTCTGGGGGAAGCTGTAACGGCAGCGGGCGGATCTATTGATGAGTACATACTCGCCACGGACAGATTGAAATCGGAAACACAAAAAGAGCTGGAGGAAATATCTGATTCTTTAGGAAAACTGAAAGAAGATTATGAGCAAGGCATCTTGACACAGGAAGAATATGCCGAAAGCATGATGGATTTGATAAGCAGATATAAGGAATTGACCGGTAAGGGAAATGAAGTGGAATCTGCCATTTCAAATCTTAATGATGTTGTATCGGCTGGAATAAACTGGGATGCGGTTTATAAAGAGGGCGACTTTGATTCAGCGGCTCTGACAAATGAAATAGAGAAAGTCGGGCAATCCTTTACTGATGCAAAGGACACTGTTTCTACGAGCGGGCAGGAAATCATTGACACTATCAATTCTTTGATAGAACAAGCGCAGGCAACGGGAGATACAGAGGCGGAAACGGCGCTGACCCAGCTTTTAAAGTATCAAGAAGAAGAGATTAATCGCCAGATTGGAGAAATTGACCGTCTTGCTGCGGAATACACCCAGACAATACAGGATGATTTGATCAACAAAATTCCTGAAATTGTGGATGGTGTTGAACCGCCAAACTGGGCGCAGGCGCTTATGGGGCAGACGGAGGAATCCAATGTTCAAAAAGCTTTGTCTATTTTTCAGGAGGAATGGATCAATCCTGTTGAATCTTCCATTCAGGAGCAGTTTGGAACACTTGGAGAGTCTGGAAAGACCTATGCCAGCGAAGCAATGGGAAACATCCTTGATGGCTTGTTTGAGTATGGAAATACAAACAGTGCTAACAGATATGACCAGTTAAGAAAAACACTGACAACTGATGTTGAGGGTGCAGTCAAAGGCGGATTGGATGATGCTAAAGCGGGAATAAAAACATCTGCCGATGGTTTGGCAAAGGATACTATTGATGGGTATTCAGAAGGAATTGAAGCGTATGGTCCGGAAACGCAGATCGTTCTAAAGACATGGATGAGCGACAATGTCTCTGCGATTCATGATAGTGATATGAACTTTGGAAGCCCTTCACAAACAACATATGATTTTGGTCAAGATACTGTTGAAGGCTTTAATTTGGGGATAGCAGAAAATGCAGCATCCACGACAGAGGTTATTTCCGCATGGATGGAATCCGTTAAACAGGCATTTTCTTCTGAACAGTGGACAACCATGTTTGCCAATATGCTCCCGGCATTTCAGCAGAAATGGCTTGAACTGACTGAGTGGTGGAATGAAACTGCTATTCCTGAGTTCTGGGAAGCAACGACAGAGGGTGTTTTCTCGCTGGATAACTGGCTTCTGCTGTTTGACAACATGAAACTCGGCATGCAGACCAAATGGGGAGAAATCTTCCTGTGGTGGACGGAAGAAGCGATGCCTGTCTGGTGGGAAACCGGCGTGGACGAATACCTCAATTTGGAACGCTGGCTTGATGAGCTTGAAAACGTTCGTCTGGCATTTGAGACGAAATGGACGGAAATTGATCAGCTTATCGACCTGATTATGACTGAAATGATGAAGAAAATGGAAGAGCGCATGGAGCTAATACGCACAGGCTGGGAAGAAGCGCTGTCCAACATGCAGGAAACTACAACGGTTGTATTCGGAAGTGTTAGAGATACGGCGATCAGTATTCTGGATGAGATCATAGCGAAGATCGCGGAGGTTTCAAGTGCTGTCGCAGGGCTGGCCGCTGAAATATCTGGACTTTCTTCGAGCCTGTCAGGGCTCAGCGGCATCCGCGTAAATGGAATAAGTCTTGTGAGCGGTTCTGTTTCTGGTTTCGCGAGTGGCGGATATCCGGAAACGGGCGAACTGTTTATGGCGCGCGAGAATGGCGTCAATGAAATGGTTGGTCGGATCGGTAGCCGTAATACTGTTGCAAACAATGACCAGATTGTTGCAGGTATTACTGCGGGTGTGGCGAGCGCCAATGCGGAACAGAATGAACTGTTGCGGGAGCAAAATCAGTTATTAATGGCAATTCTCGAAAAGGGATTCAATGCAACGCTGGAAATTGACGGCCGGGAACTGGTATCTGCGTATGACAGAAGAGCTGCGCGGAATGGATTTTCCTTCACATAATTTAGAGAGGTGATGTTATGGCGTTATCATCTTTTTTGAATGTAAATGGATATGACTGGCCCTGCCCCGTGCGGGGCTTCACTTATGTGTTTTCCACAACGGTGAATGCCGGGCGTAACGCCAATAATGCTGTAATTGGGCAACGCATAGGGCGGGACCTCATAAAACTGGACTCTATGCAGTTTAAAGGGGTCCTTCCGGAAACACGGAGAATGATGCTTCAGTCCCTGGAACCTTTTTATGTGCCTGTCACATTTGAAGATTACCGCACAGGTAACCCGATTACGATCACGATGTATCCCGGCGATCGGAAAGGGCAGCCATTGTTTGTTGATGAAATTTCGCATATGGTTACGATGGACGAGACTTTCTCGGTCAATTTGGTTGATGCGGGGTGGGAGTGATGCAAAATGTCAGTAAGGCTTTCAAAAAATCCATACGGAACCCGCGCGCCTTAAGAAACAGAGGATATATCAAGGTTTATATTGGTGTAATCAACCAGAAAGCGCAGGATGCTGTAAGCGCCGAGGATTCCAGAAATGACTTTACGGACTTTACCGATCTTCGGAAACCATTTGAGGGCTATGAGGATTTTAAATTATATGCTACTGGGGAAGAGGATTTTTCCAAAGTTGACGGAAGTATGTACTTCCTGCCGGAAGAAAAAGCGCTCATGACTTACAATAATGGTCTTGTGACAGAAAAGCTTCTGGGTGAGATTTATATTTCATTTGGTGGTGTTACTGGGCTTGATATCAAAGGGCTGACAATTAATTTTGGGGAGTGCTATCCGGTAGATTTTACTGTTGAAAGCAATAATGGAATTCATTCATATGATGGAAATACGAAGTCGGAATGGAGAACAGAGGAGGTATTTTTAAATACATCTTACTTCATAATCAAGCCGACTAAGATGGTCAATGGACAGGGGAGATTTAGAATTCTGCAATTCTTTTGCGGAATTGTTAATATTTTTTCAAATACCAGTACCATTGACTATTCTTTTAAGGATTATATTTCTCCGATTTCAGAATCCATACCAAGTCAAGATATGACTTTAACTGTCGATAATCAGAATCTGTATTATGATCCGGACAATGATAACAGCGCGTTGGCATTTATGGAAATAGGACAGGAAATTCGGATTTCATTTGGCTATGATGTCGATGGCAGGGACAATATTGAATGGCTTAAACCAAATACTTGCTATTTGAAAACTTGGAAAGCAGATGATGAAACAGCAAAGTTTACTGCGACAGATCGTTTTGATCTTATTGATACGAAATATGATCGTGGGCTGTTCCGGGCTCAGGGAATAACACTTTACGATTTAGCTGTTGATGTGCTTAAAACGGCTGGCATTACAGATTCAAGAGAATATTATATAGATCCATATCTGAAAAAGATTGTTGTAAATAATCCAATGCCTGTGGTTAAGTGTACAGAAGCTTTGCAGATTATTGCGAACGCCGGACGCTGTATTTTATATCAGGACAGAGAAGCAAGAATCTGTTTGAAGAGCTCTTTTATACCTGAAATGTCAGTTGAAACACCTGATAAGGTAAGCTTCAGCAATGTCGATAAGCTATTGAAAGATGACAGAAAGCCTGCATATGCTATGGCAAGTCATGATTTTTCTGTTGTTGACGGTAGTATATTTTTCTGCCCGGAAGGTGAACCATTTCTGCATATAGGATATGTGAGCAGTATTGTTGCAGATGGTCATGGTTTGTTTAGTGTTAATCCGAAAATTACAATAAATATGGAAGCTGCGTTTATGTGTTTTGGTATGGAAATTCATTTCAGAAATGTGGCTCCCCGAAAATTCGTGATATATACATATAACGAAGGTGCATCAGTTCAGAAATTGGAAGTATCTGATCCTGATTTAAACTATATAACCTATGAGCAATTTGATCTGTTTGACAAAATGGTTATAGAAGTTACAGAAGGGTATCCTTTCGCCAGAGTGACAATCGACAATATTTTGATTGGAGATGTGACGGATTATTACATATCAAATGATGTGTTTCATGCAACTCCGGAAAGATCAAGGCAGGAGAAGATAGGAAAAATATCTGTGGTTCGCAGTCTGTATCGTGAATCTTTTGAAAAGAAAGAACTGTCACATGGAGAAGTGTTACTTGATGCTTCTGATCCAGAACTGACTTTGAATTTTTCACATCCTTCATATGGATATGAAGTCTCTGTTCTTGAAAGTGAGATTGTCACGTGCAAAATTACTGAAAGCAGCAGTTATTTTGTAAAATTGCATTTTGACGGATTAACAGGAAATGAAACTATCGCATATTCTGTTTCAGGATATGAGTATGCCATGGAAACGAGTAAATATATAGTTTCTCACGGAAACAATGGGTCTGAAAAGGAATGGAATAATCCGCTTATCAGTACCGTGGAACATGCAAAAAAAATTGAGGAATGGATTGCAGAATATTTTCTTGGGAATGTGGATTATAAACTTAACTGGTGGAGCGATCCGTGTGTGGACGCGAATGATTTGTTTTATCTTGAGATGAAAGATCGTGATCCAACATTGATTCGGGCATACCAAAATGAAATAAAATTTTCTGGTGCGTGGAGTGGAACTATCAAAGCAAGGAAGGCGGTGGTGATGCGTGGCGGTTAAATCAGTGCAAGCAATTATTAATGGAGAAACGCATGACTTAGCGCTGAATAGAGGCACGGGAAAATATGAAGCGACGCTTATTGCGCCGATAGAAGCGGAGACTGTAAGCACTGGCCGATCCTATTCCGTGACAGTTGTTGCTACGGATGATGACGGAAATGTGACAAATATTGGTGCATCCGATCCGGGTTTGGGCAGTAGTCTGACGCTTGTAGTAAGGGGGATTTCGAGTCTTGCTGCATATATAGTCCCTCCTTCCAGATGGAAAATACAAGATCGTTTTAATGCGGTCGATTACAACCGGATCAAGAATAACCTATATGTACTAAAAGATTTGGTGAATGAAATCTATTGCCCTCTTGAAATTGAAGATATGGGCGATGATAAAAATTTTACGAGCTGGTTTTACGCCAGGGAATTCAACCTGTTTGAAAGAAATCTGGAAACGATCAACAGGATGGTCTTTGGTGAGAACATAGGAGAAACAAAAAACTTTTTTGCTAATGGGCCTTTCATTGATTACATAGAACTGAACCGCATCGAGGATACAACGTTCTCTTTTTTCATTAAGGCTACAGAGCAGAAAAAATTACTGCCGCGTCTGGCATTTCGCCTGGGCGGCGCGAAAGGAGTAAAAATCTAATGGCAGTAAAAACTGTACAAGCCACAATCAATGGCGTAACAACAAACTTGACGCTCAACAGCGCTACGGGAAAGTATGAGGCAACGATCACGGCCCCGACAAAATCAAGCTATACGAAGGAGGGGCATTATTATCCGGTCACGGTAAAGGCAACTGATGATGCGGGAAACACGACCACGGTAGATGCTACAGATGCGACGCTTGGCAGCAGCCTGCAGCTTGTGGTCAAGGAGAAGATCGCTCCGGTCATTACCGTTACGGCGCCCACGGCATCCCAGATGCTCACCAATAATAAGCCTGCAATCACATGGAATGTAACGGATGACGATTCCGGCGTAAATCCGGATACAATCGGTATCACGATTGATTCCGGCACAAAGATCACAGGTGATGCAATAACAAAAACGGCTGTTACGGGTGGTTACCAGTGCAGCTATACGCCCACGGCGGCGCTCGCAGACGGTAGCCATACCGTTAAGTTTGATGCAAGCGACAACGATGGCAACGCGGCAACACAGAAGAGTGTGTCCTTCACTGTTGACACCGTACCTCCTACCCTGTCCATTACAGCGCCCGTAAATGGCCTTGTAACCAATCAGTCTGCATGTACTGTGACCGGCACTACAAATGATGCGACCTCCAGTCCCGTGACCGTGACGGTGAAGCTGAACAGTGGGACTGCGGAAGCGGTGACAGTTGGCACAGATGGTTCCTTCAGTAAGGCGCTGACGCTGGCAGCAGGCGTCAATACTATTACCGTTGTTGCGACGGACAGCGCAGGCAAGTCTACCACAGTGACCAGGACGGTTACGCTGGATACAGGCGCGCCGGTGATCCATTCCGTTACCCTTACGCCGAACCCTGTAGATGCGGGCCAGACCTATATCATCTCCGTTGAAGTGACGGACTAAGGAGCTGCCATGGCAGTATCCAGGGTGGTCGGGACTGTTGACGGTACCGAAGTAATCCTGACGCATAAAGGAGGGGACAGGTGGGAAGTGCCTGTCCCCTTTGATGAAGACGGGGAATATGTGGTCGGGATCATGGCAGAGGATGAGGCGGGGAACCGGGCATATATTGCGAAGATGCTCTTCGTGGTAAACCGTGCGCTTTTGTGCGCCCATATCATCCCGTTTCCCTACTATGCGGAAGTGCTTGCGGGCGGCTATTGGGCGGAAGTGATCGTTCTGGAATGCGGAGGTATACAGGATGCAGAAGATTGTATTTGAAGCCGGGGAGCAGCGACATGTAAGGCTCCTGATCCACTCCACCAATGGCGAGCCTTTTAAGATCCGCACAGCCCGGTATGAGCTGTCGCTGCTGGGCGAGGTTCAGGAAAGCGGGGAGTGCATTGTGGAAGAGCATGTCATTGACTGTTTTATATCCCCGTCCCAGCGACACAGGACCTACGAACTGAAAGTTGCTTATGAGGTAGCTGATGAGGTCCTGATCGAAACGGTTAAGGTCAGCGTGATGTGAGGTGGTGAATATGGAAGCGGTAATTGCAAAAGTAGATATATCGAAGAATCCAGTGAGTACATCGGAAAAATTTACAGTCTCAGTCATTGTGAAAGAGATAATCGCTGAGCCGGCAATGTACCGGCTTCCGTACACGCTGGGAAAAGAAAAAGGAGGAATCAAGTAATGGCAAAACAGACATTGCCTACGAATTTTAAGGATGACGTTCTGGCGGCATCCATGGGCGGGAAGCGCCGATATATACTCACAGAAAACGGGGACGGAACATTTACGCTTGAGGATGCGACCACTTATAACCAGGTGGGGGATGTTTTCGGTGCCGCGCGGCTTAATGCGCTCTGCGGGGCAGTCAATGAGAGCGTGGATCAGGCGAAAGTGATTGACAGTATTGATACTATTAAGGCGACTACCCAGGCTGGATATCCGGCAGGATCGCTGGCGGTTAAGCAGATAATTAGTGAAATAGCGTCTTTTCAGACTGGGGTTGATACCATATACAGCGGATGCGTAACATATGGTTCAACCCCTACAGCAAAAACCCCGGCAGCCATAGTAAATGCCATCAAAGCAATATATACTAACCGTTATAATAATGGAAAAACCGACGCCGAAAATTATATATTAGGGAATCCCAATCTGTATAACCTGTATACGCAGGCGCAGTATAATGCTAATTATAATTCGGGCGTCGCAGCGGCGAAAACTTTCCAGAGGGCCGAATTCTCCAAAATATCATATACGACGGAGAATACATATGTTAGGGTTACAACTTTTGATTTGTCGTCGATTCCAAACATAGCGGCAAAAACCCTGTGGAAGGATATATTTGTGCATCCCGGAAATTGCCATCTCTGGCAGCAGGATATAGGTTCGGTAGGACCAACATTCACCTTATCCGGTAGTGTTCTAACCGCCAAGCAATCACAGATTACTATTGAGACGATTGTTGTATATTATTCTAATACTTAACAACAATCACTATTTAGCCGAACAGAAACCGTCAACAAAATATCGTTAAAAAGAAAGGAGGTATGCCCTATGGCATATCTTAAATTTTTGCAGTCAGAGGAGCTGCTCAAGTGTACCGTCGCCCCCGGCGGCAGCATCGTAACCATAAAATTTCCGCCCGGAGAAACGCCCGTAGTAAACACCGGCGGATTCCGGTTATACCTTGATGCGGCGGGCAAACTGGATATCGGAGGTGACAGTTATATCGGCTATACGACCGTGTACCGCAATGATGCTGTGACCGCAGCATATAACGGATACCAGCTGTCCAGTGATGGAAGTGTGTACATTGAACCCATTCCAACAGTAACGTTTTCTGCAGGAACGGGCGGCAGTCTTGAGGGAGAGAAAAGCCAAAAAGTAAACGGATACGAGGAGTTGGACATTCCCGTGCCTGTTCCTGATAAGAACTATATATTTGCGGGCTGGACACCGTTGATTCCCTCGGAAGGACTTATTGAAAGTGACATGAACTTTCAGGCAGTTTTTTCTTATGTACCGATCGTGACTTTTTCGGCTGGAAATGGCGGTGTCATTGAGGGAGTATTGCGTCAGAATGCTACGGATTATACTGATCTTACCATTCCTGTGCCTACACCGGACGATAATTATGTTTTTGAATGCTGGGTCCCTGAGATTCCGATATCAGGAAAAATTGATGGTGACAGATATTTTCAGGCTGAATTTTCGTATGTTCCAACGCTCGAAGAGGTGCGCGAGGCAAAAGTAACTGAGATGAATGCCGTACAGCAGGCGGCCATTGCCGCGGGTGTTAATGTAACGCTGACCGATGGTACTGTGGAGCATTTCACGCTGACCGACCATGACCAGACAAGCCTTATGGGGCTGCAGAGCCAGGTGATGGCAGGGGAGCAGATGATCCCGTGGCACACCAGTGATGAGGCGGAGCACTGTAAGTTCTATTCCAACGCGGACATGGCGCTGATCACGGCGGCAGCACTGGCGCATGTGACGTGGCATGTGACCTATTTCCGTGACCTGCGCATCTATATCCGGTCGCTGGCTGACAAGGAAGCTGTGGCTGCCGTGACCTATGGAATGGACATTCCGGAAGAGTATCAGAGTGCGCCGCTGCAGGCGATGATTGCGGCGCAGGGAGAATGAGGCTGGTAAGGCCGCTGGTGCTGTGGGGAATCGGCGGCCTGCTCTATGTGATTTTGGAAATGACCTGGCGCAGGTACAGCCATTGGACGATGTATCTGGTAGGCGGCACCTGCTTCCTTCTGATTGGCGCGATCAACGAGGTAATCCCGTGGGAGATGCCTTTTCTGCTGCAGTGCATCATTGGCGCGCTGATCGTGACGGCGGTGGAGCTGATATCCGGCTGCATTATCAATATCTGGCTTGGGTGGCATGTGTGGGACTATTCGGACATGCCATTCAATTTGTGGGGGCAGATATGCCTGCCATTTTCCTGCCTGTGGGTTGCGGTATCCGGAGTGGCGATCGTGCTGGATGATTATCTGAGGCACTGGCTTTTTGGAAAGGAAAAGCCACATTATATATTTTTCTGGAGGATAATAAGAGATGCCGGTTGAAATTCAGGTAGCGCTGATCGGGCTGCTGGGCAGCGCATTGGGGTCAGGAATTGGCGTGATTGCCAGTTCCAAACTTACGGCTTATCGGCTGGAGCAGCTGGAAAAGAAGGTCGATAAGCATAACACAGTCATTGAACGTACCTATAAACTGGAGGAAGAGCAGGCTGTTATGCAGGAGCAGATCAAGGTGGCAAACCACCGGATCAGTGATCTTGAAAATAAAAATTAAGGAGCGCAGGAAGCGCAAGGAGGAAAAAACTATGGAACTTTTAAACATGGTACCTGTGTGGCTTATTATTGTGATTGCGGTTATCGTGGCGGCCACTATCATCGCAATGGCGGTTACATATCTGAAGGATAAGACGCTGGAGCAGATCCGGGCCGACGTCTACCAGCTTATCCTGAAAGCGGAACACATGTATAAGGAATCCGCCCAGGGAAAGCAGAAAATGAAGTGGGTGGTATTCCAGGCAAGGGGCCTTCTGCCCGGATGGGTGCAGGCACTGGTATCGGAAGATGCACTCATGTCCGTTATCCAGGTGTGGTTCGACGGAGTGAAAGACCTGCTGGATGATGGGAAGATGAATAATACAGGAACGTGATCTGCGGGCGGCTTTGGTCGCCCATTTCTTTTGGAGGCAGGATATGTGGAAAGGTATTGACGTAAGCGATAACCAGGGTATAATTGACTGGGCGAAGGTGAAAGCTGCCGGTGTGCAGTTCGCGGTCCTGCGCAGCGTCCGTGGGTCCGGCAAGGCAGACTACCAGATCATGAATAACGTAGCGGGGTGCCGGAAACATGGCATCCCGTTTTCCGTGTATAAGTACACTTATGCAACATCGAAGCAGGCGGCAATGGAAGAAGCCAGACAGGTCGTTGAACTGCTGCAGTCTTATGGCCTGCAGGATACAATGGTCTGGTGGGACGTGGAAAATCGGGGGACGCTTCAGCCGCTGGGAAAGACAATGCTGACAGCCTGCATCAAGGCAGCACAGACCGTGATCGAAGCCGCCGGATACCGGTTCGGAATCTATACCGGGTTGAATGTTTACAATGAGAAGTGGTTCAATTTTGACCAATTCGCGGCGGTTCAGCTATGGGTGGCGCGTTATCCTTCCAGCAAGGTGGTTACGTTCGGGGCAGAACCGGATGAAAAATATCTGCCTGCGGTTGGGCGCGCAATCTGGGGATGGCAGTTTTCGAGCGCCGGAAATGTGCCGGGTATCAATGGTAATGTGGATCTGGACATCTGTTATCAGGATCCATCGGAGACAGAGCTGACCGGGGCAGAACCGGGCGTGATCTGGTGTGTGTCAATCGCGGATGTGTGGAATGAAGAAATTGCGCAGGCTGTAGCGGCAGCATATCCCGGATGCAAGGTCCACAAGGTATCTGTACTGGATGTTGGCGGAATTGAGATCTGGATCGCATCGATTGCAGACGTATGGACGCAGGAACAGGCGGTCGTGGCTCAGGCGCAGTTTGCGGCGCTGGGAATCGTTGGAGTGGTGCATAAAATCAGAATATTAGCGTAGGAAGAAGCCAGGACACTTTCGGGTGTAGCTAACCTCGTTGCTAAATTATATTTACTTGTATATATGGAAATTGTCTTAGGAAATGTATATAAACATAAAAGCTCTTTTTAAAGTGGAAATATTCGACAAAATATTACTGATTGATATATTTTATGTCGAATATTGCGACGCAATATAAGGTATAAATTATTGACATAACGATAACCTTAAACTATCATTGTTATATACCAATTAAACGAAGTGATTCGTAAACAACAAAAGGAGGAAGGGCTTTATGTTTAATGTGCAGGAAACAATGGCAACGATCCAGACGATCAAAAGAGTGTTAACCGTAGCAATAAGAATCTTAAAAAAGATTTTTACTTCACAAATTCCTCTGAAGAAAAATGATAAGAGGAAAATGATTTTGGTTAAAGTAGATATAATTGTAGTTTTATATATTTGATGACAAGGGCTCAGATTGCAATGGCTTTCTGAGCCCTTATAAAATCATAAGCATAAATGTTTCTAGGTATAGCCCCATTCATAAGTCATCAAAAGAACGCTGTCAGCGGCGGCCCCCAGAC